AATAAAAAGGAGATTCACCAATGAAAGCACAAGAAATCATCAACATCCCCGAACAGGCACCTAAGCGTTTGGACGGACGCAAGCCTGTAAGAAATCTCTCCTATGTTATTGGAGAAGCACTCGGTCTTATTGCTTGTATGTGTGTTGCTGCAATCGTTATTGCCCTCACTGTCAAGTTTATTATGTGGATTCTGTAAAGGAGAAGAAAATGAAAGCTAAAGATTACTTCACTAAGTATGAGCAAGCTCTTGTGTCTTCAGATGCTGATGAGTGCTCTACTGCTATTGCGGATATGCTGAACGAGATGAACTCTGAGGTGCAGAATCTTTTGACGGTTCGCCATGTCAAAACTGACGCTGGCACCTTCCCTATCTTTAAGGAGATGAACCAGAAGTGGAACGCCATCGTACGACTTCTCGAAAAGAAGTATGGCGCTACGCCCATTATTAAGGATGGTTTCCAGCTTTATTGGGTTCGCAGAATGCCCCAGTTGATGGGTAAAATTTGAAAGGAGAAGAAAAATGATTACTGCTGGTACTAAAGTGGCTATTATGCCCGGCGCTGATTATGCTAATCGCTTTATCGGTCAGATTGGCATTGTGCGTAAAAACTATAAAGATAAAATTGGCGTTCAGATCGAGGGTTACACCAATCCCGACAGTGAATACGGCGTGTTCTGGTTCAAGGAGAAGTTCCTTGCTGTAATTCCTGATGCTGGTGTCATTGTGGATGATGCTATCAAGCAGGTTATTTTCAGCGGCCCTAAGACCATCATTCTGTGGAAGGACGGTACTAAAACTATCGCTACTTGTGGCGAGGGCGACCATTACGATAAGTATGTTGGTTTCTGTGCTGCCGTAACTAAGAAGATGTTTGGTTCTACTTCCAAAGTTAAGAAGATCCTTGATAAGTATGTCAAGGAGGATAAGTAATGGCTGATATTCTCGTAGTAAAAGTCAATATGTTCTTACGCCCCAAGGAGATGGACAATATCTCTAATTATATTCGAGAGTCTGCAAAAACAGGGGTTGTCATCCTGCCGCCTTATTGTGATGCACAGGTTGTGCCCGACAATTTGGAGATTCGAGTTGAAAATGCCTGTGAAATGAAAGGAGAAAATCATGAATAACGAAACTGCTACTATCACCCTGAAGAAAATCATTGACTGCGAAGGTGAGAACGGAAGATATTATCTGGAGCTTCCCGATGGTTACCGTCTCATCTATGACAACGATGGCTATGTTGGTCACTACGACCCTAATCTGAATGAGGTGATCTAAGATGCTGAAGTTGGAAAACACCGAGGTTATCGGTTGGGAACCCGCTATTCGAGGTATGCGCAATCCTAAGAATTCTTGGGATCGTAGTGATAGCTGTACCAAAGGCAGTGTCTGGTGTAATGAATTCTGCGGAGAACCTATTCCTTTCTGTGACAAGGAAAGTGGACTTTGTGTTGGCCCCAACGACCATAATTTGATGTCGCAGCTTGCTGAAGGTGGTCCTGTTCACGCTAAGTATCGTCGTATGATCGCTGTGTATGTTGATATTACAGCTCCTCTCTATTGGTGGAAGGAGTTTGATACATACAAGGTCGGTACTGTAGCTAATAGCTGTTCCACTATGCATAAGATTGCAGCTAAGGAGTTTACTCTGGAAGACTTTAGTTGTGAGCATTTAATGACCACAATGACACATGTAGCGGCAATCGATGTCGATGGAAACACATGCTACTATTCTCCTATGGGTCAACTCAACCAGACTATTCAAATGCTAAATTATTTTCGGCTGTGCTATTTGGATATGGTTAGCCAAAAAGTTCCGAATGCTAATAAGAAGGCAAAAGAATACTGGTGGCAGATGATTCAGCTCTTGCCTTCTTCTTACAATCAAAAGCGCACTATTATGCTAAACTATGAGGTTCTGGTCGGTATTTATAAGTGGCGTCGTAACCATAAGCTCGATGAGTGGCATACCTTCTGTGATTGGATTGAAGAACTGCCTTACAGCGAACTCATCACTGGCCGAAAGGGTGAGGACTAAGTGTCTTACCGTAAAGTCGGCGCATTAGAACAATGTTGGTATATCATCAAATGGAAGATTAAAGAAATCTTCCGGAGAAAGGAGAAAAAACATGAGTGATGGTGTAAGAGAAACACCTTGCACGCATTGTGTTCATCGAACTGTCTGTAAGCATAAAGACGATTTTCTCAAAGCGATTCAGGCAGTCAATGAGGCAACTGTGCACGAACATGAAAATGGCAGCAATGCGGTAAGAATGACTAAGGTCGTAAACATCGATTGTGTCAGTGATATTTCTGTTACCTGCCGTTATCATCAACCTGAAGTAGCTACTCCGAGAGAAGGCATCTTCTAACTGCACGAAAATTACATCTCCTATTATGAAAGGAGGTAACGCTTATGAATTATTTTCTGGCAGTGAACGACAGACAACTCGGCACTTGTTTGAGAATGCTGTTTGCTGAAAAACTTCAACCTACTGTCTTGACCATATTGAACGAGAAAGGCAAGATTGAGTTTCATATCAGTATTGCAGCAGATCGAGAAGTGTTCGAGGAACTGGACGAGCGCTATAAGATTCTGATTTCTTAAGTAAACTCACTTTAAAGGTAAAGGGGCCGTAACAAGCCCTTTTACTTTTGTTGTGTTTTGTGGTATAATATACTCGGGTAAGGAGGCGATGCCTGTGAAGGTCAAATCGAGAATGTCGTGTCCTGTTCGTCAGAAAGATGGAACTTGGACAACGGTCATCAAAGAATTTGAAGAAGACATACCGGACCTCGGACGAGAAGAACTCATCTGCAACAAGTGCGGACGACCTGATTATCCGAAGTGTAAGGAAACGGTTTGCAAAGCTTGGATCTATCACGAGTCCAAGAAAAAATAATACTTAAGTAGGAGCTAAGGAATAAACCTTGGCTCTTATTTTTTACCCTAAAGTAAGGAGAATTGATGTATGACAATCAACGAATACCAGAAAAATGCTCTTCGCACAGCCAATAAGTCTCTGACCCCTTTCCAGCAGCTTCAAAACGGCATTATGGGGTTGAACGGTGAGGCTGGTGAGTGTATTGATATTCTGAAAAAACACCTGTTTCAGGGGCATGAGCTTGACCGGGAGCATATTGCTAAGGAACTTGGTGACATTGCGTGGTACTTAGCGCTGAGTGCTGACGCTATCGGTTATGATCTTGAAACCATCATACAGATGAATGTGGACAAGCTTCGTGTTCGTTACCCTGATGGCTTCGATACAGAGCATAGCCTCCATCGCGCAAAAAATGATATCTGAAGGAGGACCTCACTATGCAAAATTCATTTGGAGAAAAAGTAAAGGCTATCTTTGATAGCATTACAATTCTTCAGGCTAAAGACAGTGATCTAAAGAGAGATAACGCCAACATCAACGGCGACTCACCAATGGGTGCAATGCTCCAGTACGGTGCTAATAGTGCTAAGGAGTACAACCTTGAATACTTGGTGCGACCTGAAATTGCGGAGCTTCATCGTTCTGGTTGGCTTCATATACACGACCTCGACTTCTATGCGTGGACAACTACCTGTACGCAGATCGAGCTTAGGAAACTGTTTAAGAACGGTTTTAACACCGGTCACGGACATCTGAGAGCACCTAAGAGTATCGGTTCGTACGCTGCTCTTGCTGCTATCGCAATTCAATCGAATCAAAATGACCAGCATGGAGGTCAGTCTGTAGTAGACTTCGACTACGCTATGGCTGAGGGTGTTAGATATACCTATCAGAAGTATCTTAAGGAGGCTACTGATATTGGTAAAAGTATTCTTTGCGGTGTAAACATAACTGTTTCGCAGCTCAATAACTATAAAGAACGAGCTCATGAATGGATTCGTGACTATGCAATGAAAAAAACCACTCGTGACACTTATCAGGCAATGGAGGGCTTCGTTCACAATCTTAACACCATGCATTCAAGAGCAGGTGCACAGGTTCCCTTCAGCTCGATTAACTACGGTACTGATACCTCTTGGGAAGGTAGACTTGCTATTGAACAGCTTCTGCTTGCTACTGAAGCAGGTCTGGGACAGGGTGAAACACCTATCTTCCCGATTCAGATTTTCAGAGTTAAGGAAGGCGTAAACTACAATCCTGAAGATCCGAACTATGATCTATTCAAACTGGCTATGAAAGTAAGTGCTAAACGACTCTTCCCGAACTTCGCTTTCATTGACGCCCCGTTCAACCTCCAATATTACAAGCCTGGACACCCCGAAACGGAGGTGGCATATATGGGCTGCCGTACCAGGGTTATGGGTAATGTCTATGACAAAACTCGTGAGGTTGCTCCTGGCAGAGGTAATCTGAGCTTCACTTCAATCAACCTACCTCGTCTGGCTATTGAGTCTAAGGGAGAAATGTTGATATTCTTTGATCTTCTCCGTAAGATGTTGGATAAGACTATGATTCAGCTTCTCGACCGCTATGATATTCAGGCTTCCAGAATTGCTCGTAACTTCCCATTCCTCATGGGAGAAGGCGTCTGGATGGACTCTGACAAACTGGGTCCGGACGATGAAGTAAGAGAAGTATTAAAGCATGGAACGCTCTCTATCGGCTTCTGTGGCCTTGCAGAGTGTCTTGTAGCTCTTGTTGGCGAGCATCACGGAGAAAGTCAGAGTGCACAGAAACTCGGTCTGAAGATCGTCCGTTATATTCGAGATTATTGCAATAAAAAAAGCAAGGAGCTTGGTATGAATGTAACTTGCTTGGCTACGCCTGCTGAAAGTCTGTCTGGTCGACTGCTTAGAGCGGACAAAGCTAAGTACGGTGTGATTAAGGGTGTTACTGACCGTGAATACTATACCAACAGTTTCCATGTCCCTGTTTACTACCAACTTCCCGCAATGCAGAAGATCAACATTGAGGCGCCTTATCATGCTCTGACAAATGCCGGTCATATTTCTTATGTAGAGCTGGATGGTGACCCGTCCAAGAATCTTGCTGCATTTGAGCGCATTGTACGCCACATGAAAGAAGCCGGCATTGGCTATGGCTCAATCAACCATCCTGTTGACCGTGACCCTCTGTGTGGTTACAACGGTATTATCAATGATGTTTGTCCTTGCTGTGGACGAACCGAGCATGTTGAAATCAAAGAAAAAGTTAGGAGGATCAAGTAATGAATGTACAAGTTTCTAATGGTATTCTCGAACAGAAAGAAATCGACGCCTATGTCAAAATGGCACAGGATAAGTACGGTGACAAACTCGTCGGTCTGAAGATCAATGTCGAGAACGATGATGAAGTAACACTGACTTATATTCTCAAGAACAATGTTCCTTTCGAGCGCATCCGTCGTATCACCGGCTATCTCGTAGGTACGCTGGACAAATGGAATGATGCTAAGAGGGCGGAGGAAAGAGATCGTGTCAAACACACAGTTGATAAGGATTTCGGGGATAACGCCTGAGTCCATTGTTGATGGTGAGGGTATTCGCTATGTGATATTTACTCAGGGCTGCCCTCATCATTGTGTTGGTTGTCACAATCCTTCTACTCATTCTTTTGATGGCGGTAAAGTCGTAGCTATCCATGACATTCTTACTGACATTGAAAAAAACAGAAAATACATTGATGGAATTACTCTCTCTGGTGGGGAGCCGTTCTGTCAAATAGACCAGTGTAGCATTATTGCTGAGCGGGCTCGGGAGTTGGGCTTGACAGTTTGGTGTTACACTGGTTTCTCTTTTGAAGAATTGTACAGACGAGGTGATGCACTTGACTTGCTACAGAATCTTGATGTACTGGTGGACGGTCCATTTATATTGGAAGAGCGTTCTCTGGATTTGGATTTCAGAGGTAGTAGGAATCAGAGAATTATTGACGTCCGTACGAGTCTTAAAGAAGGAGTGACAATCATGAAAAAGATTTAAGAAAAGGAGCAAATGCATTATGGCACCTAATAACAATCCGAGAAAGAATTCGGAAGGATATTCCGACCCTACCGCTTATGAGGCTCTTCGAAACATTGATAAAGAAGATGAAAGATTTCATAAGCTGCTATATACGATATTCTATCTGTGTGAATTGGCAGGTTTTGAGATTGAGGGTCGGGTGGTATTGGTTGATGAGCAGACCGGTCGTGTGTGGAGATAAGGCAGTTTTCACGCCCATTTTTGACCATTTTGAAAGTGGGCTTTGCCCGGTTTTATGTGGGCTTGAGGGAATCGTACGGACAATTTTTTGAAAAAATGGCCAAAAAAAGTGGGCTTTTGCCCGGTTTCGCGAACCAAAAGTGGGCAGAAAATTTCGGAGGCATTTTCTGAAAACGGCACTTTTTAGGCCTTTTTTGCCCGTTTTTGGCCGATTTGCGCAAATTTGGGTACGGACGATTGCAAAAAAGCC